AGCATTTGAAGACATACCTAATAAATATCTAGACGTATATGAAAAAGGTCTAACAAAATACTTAAAAGATCTTATAGATGAATCAGGTGGTAAAGTAAAAATGCGTCAAGAAATACTATCTTTTGATGCTAGTCCAAGTAGAAGTTCTCGTGATCTTTCTACAATTATAAATATAAAAGATTTTAAGTTTGACGCTAAAAGAAGTAAAGCTAAATTTAGTAAAGGTGGTCTCGTACAGAAACGTGGCCTAATGCCAAAAGCAGCTACAGCATGAAAGAACTAAAACAAATAGTAAACACTAAACCTGTATGGGATTCTTTCTTAGAGTACTTAGATGAGACTATTACTTTAGTTCATAAAAGATTAGAACAAGAAGCAGACGTAGAAAAGATATACAGAGCGCAAGGCGAGATAGCCGCACTTAGACGTTTAAAGTATATGAGAGATGAATTTAATAGTGACACAAAAGGATTATACTGATGGCTATGGAACAACAAATGGAAATGTTTGGCGTAAACCCTATGGGTGGACTAGACGATGATGGACTGTCTAGAGACCCTGTGAGTGGCAACGAGATACCACCCGGAAGTATGGCTAACGAAGTACGTGATGACGTAGATGCTAGACTTAGTGATGGCGAGTATGTAGTTCCAGCTAACGTAGTTAGGTTCTTTGGTGTTAAGTTCTTTGAAGAATTACGTACTCAAGCTATGCAGGGCTTAGATACAATGGAAGCTAACGGTAGAATAGGTGGAGAGCCTATGCCTTCAGATATGCCTATGCAAGATCAGATGGCTGGTAGCCCAGAAGAATTGTCAGAACAAGATATGGCTATGTTACAAAATTTAATGAGCCAAGGTGGTGACGTTAGAGGATACGCACATGGGGGATACCATGATCCTGTAAATGACCCACAACCTATACCACAGTCTATTCCTTCTAGTGTTTTTCCTCTTACTCAGTACGCAACTCCGGGTGCTAGTACTGTGCTCCCTAGCTTAAATCCTAACCTGCCACCTTCGGCTATTACGGCTACTCCAGATGATCTTCCTTTAGAAACAAATAACCCTGAATTTAGATTTGTAACTATGGTAAATCCTGTTAATGGAAACATACAAGTAGTACAATTTAAAGGAGATGTACCTGTTGATGCTAATGCATATAATCAATTAATAAACTCAGGATTTTATGTGCAAGGAAGTCCAGAGTTAGCTGCGTACAACCAACAACAAGAACAAGATAATAATAACCAAGAAAGACAGCAATCAGTTCAAGATGGTACAAAACCTGCTAATAGACAAACTGTAGGGGAGTTACTTTGGTCAGCGCAAACTGGTATTTATAATGAAGTATTTCCTGATAGTCTTTCTGCCGGAATAAGTAAACTGGGAAGTTTTGGAGCATTAGGACAACTTGGAAAAGTGTTACCCGATGGTCCTAGTAGACTTGAACAAAGTATTAGAGAAGCTGAAGCAAGATTAGAGCGTGGAAAAGACTATCAAGGCGTAGCAATTAATGCTGCTGAAAAAGCCGCACTAGAACTTTTAATAAGTTTTAAAGGCGAAAAAGATATGACAAAAGTTTATGATGCCATATACAATGCCTACGAGATACACACTGGTGGAAAATCAAATAAATATAAAAGAAACATTGGCATACCAGATATAAAAAATGCAGACAAAAATAGTATAAGAAAAAGCAATAAAGCTATTACAAAAGCAGGAAAGGCTTTAAGTGCAAAAGAAAGAAAAATATTAAATGACCCAAAGGGAACTTTTACTTCTAAGGCAGCCGCTGGTGCTTTTGGTAGCGATGATTTTTTAACAGACACAACAGGTACTGTTAAGAACAGACAAGGTCAAACAAGACAAGAAGTAATTGCCAAGCAGGTAGAAAAATATAAAGATACACCTGATACTTTTGCTGATATACCTAGATCAGAAGAAGGTGAAAACAGACAAGAAAAAGAAAAAGAAGTAATAGAAAAACAAACTGCAATAGGACAAGCTACAGGTAAAGGTTACGTAGGAGGAAGTGGTTTTAAAGCAGGTGGACTATTAAAGAAACCAACTAAGAAGAAGACTAAAAAATACTAATCAACGATAAGGCGACCCGGTGATGCTGGCCCCAACATAAAGGAATAACTAATGCCCGAACTAAACGTAATGGAATCCCCAAAAGTAGCTGGCTTTGTAGACAGCTCGCACTCAAATGCAAACAGACGCAGAGCAGAAAAAGAAGAAAAAGAAATAGAAGAGCTTATGGAGTCTCGACAAGAAGATACAGAAGTAGAAGTTACTGCTGTTGCAGAAGCTCCTAAAGAAGCTGCTAGTGATGAAGACAAAGACTTAACACGAGAAGAGAAGACGTACAAAAAACGGTACGATGATCTTCGTAGACACCAAAACAAATTGGTTGAACAAGTTAAAACTTTAGAAGCTCAAGTAAGTGACCCTTCTTCTTTTGCTGCTCCTACTACAGAAGCTGAGTTAGAAGCGTGGAAAGAAAAGTATCCTGACGTTGCTAACATTGTATCTACCTTAGCTAAAAAAGAAGCACAAGCTATGTACAATGCAGCAGATGAAAGGCTCTCTCGTCTAGATGAGATAGCTGAACAAGCTGACAGAGCAAAGGCTGAAGCTGAGATACGAGCTATACACTCTGACTTTGACGATCTAAAAGATAGTGACGTATTTCATGACTGGGTAGATGTACAACCTAAGTGGGTAAAAGATGCTTTATATGTAAACTCAGATGACCCAGCTTCAGTAGCAAGGGTAATTGATTTATATAAAGCTGATAACAACATAGTTAATAAAGGTAAAAAGATTTCCGCTAAGAGAGCTGCTGCAGCAATCGTCACTAAGAAAGGGCGAACCTCTGTAGATGCAGATGAATCTAATGGAAGAATTACCGAGTCTGACGTTAATAAAATGTCAACAGTAGAATACGAAAAGCGTTCCGATGAAATTATGGAAGCTATTCGAGGAGGGCGATTTGTCTACGATATGACAGGTGCAGCCCGATAAAAAAAAGTGTTGACAAAATTGTCGCACTTTGATATAACTAGTACTATCTATAAAAACGTAATGGCCCTTAGAAATAAGCTACCCATAGTTCTTATAATTCATCAAGTCTAAACTATCATATAAGACCTACCTGATACAGATGGCCCACTGTAGAGTAAGATTAGCTAGTCTGCTTTACATTGCACCCGGATTGTTCAGCCTCTTGTTATTACCGTTTAGCTTTATTTGTAAGCCAAACATCCATAGGAGGAATTTAATATGGCTTTTTCAGTAGCGGCAGGACACGGAAACCTGCCAAATGGAAACTTCTCTTCGGTTATCTATTCGAAGAAAGTACAGGTTGCTTTTCGCAAGTCAACCGTAGTCGGAGACATTACGAACTCTGATTACTTTGGGGAAATTGCGTCACAAGGTGACACTGTTAAAATAATCAAAGAGCCTGAAATCTCAGTTAAGGCATATGCTCGTGGTACAACTATTCTACCACAAGACCTTGACGATGAGGACTTCTCGTTGACAATCGACAAATCAAATTACTTTGCTTTTAAGATTGACGACATTGAAGAGGCACACAGCCACGTAAACTTTATGCAACTTGCTTCTGATAGAGCAGCATATAGATTGGCTGACCAGTACGACCAAGATGTATTGGGATACTTATCAGGTTACAAACAATCATCTCTTCACGGACAACCAGACACAGTTAACGCAACTGTAAACGGTACTGTGGCAGTTTCAACAGCAGGTACAGATGAACTTCTTTCCAGCATGAAACTAAACAAAGGTGACTTTGGTAACATCACTACTACTTCAGCAGGGACTCACTCGATTCCTCTGACTCCACGTATGCCGGGTGCAACATCCTTGCCTACAGCTACAGCATCACCAATGATGGTTGTATCTCGTATGGCTAGACTACTTGATCAACAGCAAGTTGATACAGGTGGACGTTGGTTAGTTGTAGATCCTGTGTTTATGGAAATGCTACGTGATGAGGATTCTCGTCTTCACAATGCAGACTTTGGAGCATCAGGAAGTATACGTAACGGCTTAGTTGTTAACAACTTAGGTGGTTTCAGAGTATACAGTTCTAGTAATCTACCAGCAGTTGGAACAGGTCCGGGTACTTCAGGTACAGCGAACCAGCTTGCTAACTATGGTGTCATTATGGCTGGACACGACTCTGCTGTTGCTACTGCAGAGCAGATTAATAAAACCGAATCATACCGTGACCCTGACAGCTTTGCTGACATTGTTCGTGGTATGCACTTGTATGGCAGAAAGATTCTTCGTCCAGAAGCTCTCGTTCAAGCCGTATATAACGCAGCTTAGGGGGACATAAAAAATGGCTACACAAACTGGCGAATTAGTCTCTGCAAGAGGGATGAGCAACAGGGGTAGAATGCCGTACTTTGTACAGTCTTCTATCAACCTAGCTACTGCAACAACTGAGAAAGGTTCTGCTTTAGCCGCAGGAGATATTTTTGAGGCTATATCAGTTCCAGCTAACACACTAGTACTACAAGCAGGTATGCAATATGATACTGCTCTAGACTCTAGTGCGGCTGGAGTTACCTTTAACTTAGGTTTTTCTGACACTCACGGTGCAGTAGATACTTTTGTTGCAGTACACGATGGTGATGCTGCTACTGCAGGTGACTACGCTACACCTACTGATGACTCTAACATACTAGTTGAAACTGCTGATACCATTGATTTGGAATTGCAAGCAATATCAACAACACCTGTTAGTGGCATAATTAGGATATTTGCAGTTATGATGGATTGTTCCGACACAGGGTCATTAGCACCTGTTGATGTCGATAGAGACTATCTAGCATAATATAATATATAGGGAGGCTAGGTTAGTCTAGCCTCTCTAACTTTATAATACAATGAAAGATATTTAAATGGCAGAATCATATCTAACTTTAACTAATAAAGTTCTTGCAAGATTAAATGAAGTTGAATTAACTAGTTCAACTTTTACTTCGTCTAGAGGTATACAAACTCAAACAAAAACTGCTATTAATGAAGCTGTTAGATATTTAAATCAAAGAGAATACAACTACCCTTTTAACCACGCTACTGAAACTAAAACCTTAACTGCAGGTGTTGTGCGTTATTCGTTACCTGCAACAACTAAAGTAGTAGACTACAATACATTTAGAATAGTAAAAGATAGTGACTTGGCGGTTAGCGGAGGCCAACTTTCTATCTTAAATTATAATGATTACATAGGTAAATCAATAGAACAAGAAGATGAAATAAGTAGTACAGCTACTAGTACTACACATACAGATAGTGTAACTACTATAACTGTCTCAAGCACAACAGGTTTTGATAGTGCAGGTACATTGTTTATAGGCAACGAACAAATCTCATATACAGCTATTGGTTCTAGTACTACATTTACAGGGTGTACTAGAGGAGCTAACAGTACAACAGCAGCTTCAATTTTGAGTGGTGTTACAGTTGCACAGTTTGATAGAGGTAGTGTACCTACTCACGTAGTAAGAACACCCGATAACAATTACTTAATGTTTCCTTATCCTGATAAATCTTATTCTATTAAGTTTGATTACTTTACTTTTCCAGCAGACATGGTTGCACACGGTGACACAACAACTGTACCTGACAGATTTGCTGCAGTTATAGTAGATGGGGCTACTGCATTTATATATCAATATAGAGGTGAGTTACAACAATACGGAATAAACTTTGAGAGATTTGAACAAGGTATAAAAAATATGCAGAGCTTATTAGTAAACAGATTTGACTATATAAGATCTACATACATACCTTCAACAGGTTATGTAGGAAACTCAAAAACAGTACTTAGAGTAAATTAATGCCAGACCAATCCCAAGTACAACCATTCTCTTTTAATTGTGAAGGTGGGTTAGTTCTTAACCAATCTACTTTTGTTATGGAACCGGGACAAGCTTTAGAGTTAACTAACTTTGAACCTGACGTTGAAGGTGGTTACAGAAGAATTAACGGACATAACCTTTACGTAATACAACAAGTTCCTGCAACAGCACTTAGTAGTGAGCCTATGTTAATGACTGCATTGTTTCATAATTATGTAGTAGCTGCTAGAGGAGAAAAGATATTTAGTTCTGCTAGTACTACGTTGTCACAAAAAATTATAGCTAGTACTGCAATGACTGGATCAGGAACTATAAATGCAAAGAGTACAGCTTCGTTTAGTTCTAGTGGTTCTGTATACATTGACTCAGAAATATTTACTTACACAGGAAAAACAGCTACAACTTTTACTGGTGTAACTAGAGCAACAAGTAGTACTACAGCAGCACTACATTCATCTAATACAGTTATATCTGAAAGCTGGACAGAACGAGACACAGGAAGATCTGCTGCAGCTAAGTATAAGTTTGAACGGTTTAACTTTGATGGCAGTGATAAATTTATTATAGTAGATCAAGATAATGTACCTACTGTATTTAACACATCAATGGCAGCTACTGACGTATCAGCATCTTCTGTAACAGGTGCTAAACATGTAGCTGCATTTAAAAACCATATGTTCTACTCTGGAATGTCTAGTACTCCTCAAGAAGTAGTATTTAGTGTTGCGTTTGATGAAGATAACTTTACATCAGGCGATGGTGCAGGTAGCATTAAAGTTGATGACACTATTGTAGGACTTAAAGTTTTCCGTGAAGATTTGTTTATCTTTTGTGAAAACAGGATATTTAAACTATCAGGAACATCTAGTACTAACTTTGCTGTTGTACCTGTTACACGTAACATTGGTTGCGTTAACGGAGATACAATACAAGAGTTTGCTGGTGACTTAATTTTCTTAGGCCCAGATGGATTACGAACTATTGCTGGTACTGCAAGAATTGGTGACGTTGAGCTAGGTACAATTAGTTCTAATGTACAATCTTTGTTTAGAGATAATCTTAATGACTCAGGAGCTTTTACTTCTTTAGTTATACCTGATAAAACACAATACAGAATTTTCTTTTCTAAAGACGGTGGTGCAGAAAAAGGTACAATAGGTGTTATTTGTGTTCTTAAAGGACAAACATTTGAGTTTTCTCAGATGAAAGGCATTAAGCCTGCTTGTACAGATAGCGTAGTAGAATCAGGAAATGTTATACCTATACACGGAAGTTTTGATGGATTTGTACATAGACAAGATCAAGGTAATACTTTTAACGGCACACTAGTAGAAGCTAAATATCGCAGCCCAGATTTAACCTTTGGAGATCCGGGTATAAGAAAACACATGCAAAGGGTAAATATTAACTACGCACCTGAATCAACTATTGACGCAGATATGTTTGTACGGTATGATTACGAATCCCAAGATTCTTCAAGACCAGCAGCGTATCCTCTAGATTCAACTGACGTTGCAGGTACTTACGGTGCAGTGTCAATTTATGGTGGGGCTACATACGGTGGTCCTTCACAGCCTATTGTAAGAAAATCAGTAGAAGGTTCAGGCTTTGCCGTAGCATTAAGAGTAGAAGATGGAGCTAATGAAACAGGTCCGTATTCATTAAAAGGATTTCAAATGGAATTTCAATTAGGGGCTAGAAGATAATGGGTGCAACCTATACAAGACAATCGGATTATGCAGATGGGGACACTATCAATGCAGCGGATACTAACGATGAGTTTGACCAACTCTTAGCTGCATTTACGGCTAGTTCAGGACACACGCACGATGGTACTGCAGGCGAAGGTGGACCAGTAACTAAACTATTAG